TCACAACTTGATTGCGGATGGAACCAGTTTTGTCACCCTTGGCCCGCATGAGTCCTTCTCTAATTGAATTGATTTTGCTTTGAGTGCTTGATTTACGACGGCCAATTACGTTCCCGCCGACTGCACCGTTTGTTGCCATTACTTCCCGTTGAGCAAGGCGAGCGGTCCTGTCGGCTCGCCGAAGATCCTTAGGCATTGCCTTTAATTGGCCAGCGCGTGTCTTGCGTTGTGCTGTTTCTGAAGCAGAAAATCTGGCTGCTTTTGCAGCTTTAGCCTGACCAATCTTCCCAGCTGCCGCCGGGTTGCGCTTCACCTTGCCAGCAACGGTGCCGCTTGTCTTAGCCGCTGCGGCCTTAGTGGTCTGCGTAGCCCGCTTATTACCTGCTGCCGTGCGGAGTCTGCCGCCACGTGCAGTAGCGCCAACCTTTCCCCCGCCACCGCTGCTGCTGCCACCACTTGCAAAGCGGCCTCGGTTGTCGCGGGAGTAGCGGCGGGCCATGTACTTACCATGTCATCAGCGCAGTCTAATAGAGCCTGATACCCGTTCCTCTGCCAGCACCAGCGTGTAGCGGGTTGAACTCACGCCAGATGAGATAACCCAGCGCGTCGTTCATGTGGTCGTAGCCACCGTCTTTATCGGGATCGCCTTTCTCGGTGTAACTCTGAAGTTCAAGGCACTCAATCGTCTTGACGCAGGATCCAGCAATCTTGAGGCGCACTTCACCTTTGCCGTTTTCTAGCAAAGCTTGAACAGCAGCCACCCGATCACGAACAGGAGGATTTGCCTTGGGTGATTGGTTGGACATGCCATAGCTTTCGAGGATGGCAATGTCGGTTTGTGTTGCGTTTGTGCTGCGGTTGCCGCCGCTGGCGTCTGGGTAAACGTAGATCTTGTGGTCTGGGTAGTGCGCCTTGATCTTCTGGGCCAGTGCGTCGGTGTCATGGGCGCCGCTGATCTCGTCCACGACGTAGAGGCTCTTGCCAACGCGGATGGCGATCACGGCGGACATGTTGCCCACGTTGAAGTCCACGCCGATGCGCAACGGCTCACGGCTGATGTCTGGACATTGTCCTGACACGTGCTTGGCGCGATCAAAGCGGTCATACACCTGGCCAGTGGTGAGGTTGACAAACTCCCCGTCGAGGTAAGCCTTCAGCAGCTGCGGGTCGTAGTTGGCTTGCATCCGCTCGATGAAGTCAGGCGGTAGGTACGGGTTGTCCTGCGTCCGCATCCTGATCAGTCGCCGATCCTCACGGCCCTTGCCGTCTTCACTGGCAAAGGTCTGCCACATCCAGCGGAAGCCTTCAGGCGTCGAGGCTGCTGCAAACTGCCGCACATTGCCAGAACGCAGGCGGCCAAGGATCTTTGGGAATGCTTTGTTGGCGATGGCTGGGTTCACCGTGTCGATCTCGTCAGCCAGTATCCAGGCGCCGTTAATGCCGATGATCCGCTGCCAGTTCTCAAAGCTGCGACACAGGATCTTGGTATCGCCGCCGGGTAGGTGCAGGTTGTACTCCGGCAACGGTGATGCCCTGAAGGTGTACGGGATGTCGTACATCTCAAGGAAGTCATCAAAATCGCTCTGCCAAATGTCGCGGATCAGCGGACCAGTGGGCTCCATGACCACGCCGATAAACCCTTGGTTGGCCATCGCAAGGTGCACAGCCTTGGCGCACAGTGCCCGCGTCTTACCGGCGCCATAGCCAGCAGATACGCCAAGGATGCTAGTGGTCTGGTCATCAACAAACGCAAGCTGCCCAGGGTGGAGGTCGCTGCGGATGCGCTCCAAGGTGTCTTTCATTCCCGCATTGAGCGGAACCATAAAGCTGAGAAGGTATGAGTCATCAAGACCCGCCAGCAAACTCATCAGCTCAACTCAAAGCGCAGAAGCTTTACCTGAAGTTGCACTGAATTGATCGCAACCATCAGTTGGCCACGATCTGCGGCCTTTTGTTCGTACTTACGAAGTCGCGCAAGTGCTTCGGCAAGAAATGCAGGACGCGAAAGATTGCAATCCTCCATCAACATTTCCCTTGCGCGGGCTATGTATGAATCTGTCTGCCGATCCGAAATACTCCATTGATCCGCCGCAAATTGCACGATGTCCGCACGCGACTTCCCTTGGCAGAGCAGGCCGTAGACCTGAGTGCAGCGCAGTGCAGCGGTTGCGTTGTTTGCTTTTGCCATGAACGAAGTATATGAGTTACTACAACGATGAGTGAAGAGCATCAAAGTATGCGGCGCATCTTTCCAGGTATCGGATTTCCGCACTACGCAACTCATCCGCACTTAACTCCCGCACATCCGCTGCACCAGCTCGTCGCGCCACCACGATGAAGGCCCCCTTGGCTTCGATGCCTGTGAGGTGCTTTAGGCCGAGAGAATACGCGCCAAGTTGGTCGGTGTAGTCCAGAAGCATTGCCTCACTGCGGCGATTGGCGCTTGTCTTCCAGTCGCAAATCACGGGACCCACGCCCGCCACATCGCCGAGAAAGTCAGCCGTGCCAGCAAAACCAGCCGGGTGATGCACGCTGAACTCCACCGCATGAATGGCAGTAACGTTTTCAGCTAACCATTGCAGCAGGCTGCGGCGGTATCCACTTGCGCTGAGGCCAACCTTCGGGGCGCTTGGCGTAGTTTTCTTCACCGCCCAGCGTATCAACGGAGCAGGTGGACGTGTAAGGCCGTCCTCTTTTTCGTAAAACGACCCACGTTTGTTCGCCGTCTGTGTTGCCAACTTCTTCGCGGTACGTAAGACGTACTCCGCTGCGTTGTGCGCTCGTGTGCCGCGTTCTGCTGCGGTATCGCGTTGGGCTGCTGCATTCGCCTCACCAAGCCGCGCTGCCCATGCTTCAAGTACGCCCTTGCTTTCACTCGTTGCGCCGAGAATTCGCGTCACGCTGTGATAGATCTCACCGTTACCGTCGCGGTAAATGCGCCCACCCGGATCGCTTTCATCATCTCGCTCCAGCTTCCACCGTTTGAGTGACGCCAAAGCAGCGTTCGGATCCAACGGTGGGTCTGTCATGTATTACATCTTAGCAGTAAAAAACCCCCAAGTTTCCTCGGGGGCGGTACTTATGTGCTACCTGACGCTTTATTTCTTGTAAGGATTCCCGCCTTCGATGATGCGGGTAAGGTCAAAGCCAGCACCTGTGACTTCTTCCCATGCCGCCTCGATGATCGGGGTTGCGCCTTTTTTACGGGGCACGGGAGTGAGCTTGTACTCAGTCGTGAGACCGCTGCCTTTCTTTTCCAGCTGGAAATCAATCACAAGCATGTCCTCGTAGTCGGGCATCTGGCTAATCCCGTCAAGAGCAAAGATGATGCTCTTCTGCGTGATGTTCATCACCTGGATCTCACCCGCGTCGTAATTGAACACGGGGAGTGCAATGGCAAACTTTGCGGGTTCGTTACCCGTGCCTTCGCGGTTGATGCGGCGGCTGTACTCGCCCATTTCCACGGCGATTTCGTCCGGAGTAGGCTCGTGATCGAAACGGAAAGGCTTCGGCTTACCCTGTGCGTCTTCGCCCCAAACCTCGTAATACTCCACTGGCTCGTCGCTGGTGAGCGCAAAGCGGATGGTTGTACCAGTGGGAATGCGGGAAGGGTTCAGGTAACCACCACCTGTGCCGGTGCTGATTGCGGCCTTGGCGCTTTTAGAAAGTAGTGACATGGGTGTTTTTGGGGTTGATGCGCGAGTGCGGATGGCGAGTGCCTGTGCTTTTGCGCCTTCATACCGTAGCACAGTGTCAAGGGGGTTGCGGATGTGAGTACCATGCAAAAACGCCCCCGCTCCAGTGCTGGAACAAGGGCGTGGTCTCCGTCACCGATTACGAGTGTATCACATGAGTCGCACCGCGAAACTCCTTGAGTTTGTACGCCAGCTCCCGCCTGGCTTCGCTTACTGTCCCGTTTATGCCAAAGGTGAAAAGCTTGCAAGTGGTGTTCCCAGCAAGGGAAAGACACCGCTTGAGGCCGCGCACCACCGCAGTTTTGGTGCTGCGGACGTGGCGCTATCAATCGAGCAGCGCCCCAGTGTTTTCCGAGCTGTCGGTGTATTCACCGGCATTCGCAGCGATGGTCTGGTGATTCTCGACGTTGACCGCAACCTTGCCACGCTTAAGCGCAAATGGGGTGCAACGCTCGATGGTGCCCCGGTAGTCACGAGTACCAAGGCCAACGCGGCGAAGTACCTGTTTCTTGTACCAGAAAACCTTTGGAACAGCGTCAAAGGTTGCGGCTTAAGCGATACCGGCGCTGGATACGAGGTGCTATGGGGACGCCAGGGGCTCTTGTACGGCGCTTACCCGGGTGCTAGCGATGGCTCTAGTGGTGAAGGTGAGTACACGCTCCAGGGTGACCTCACGGCGATTCCTGAGGCCCCTTCGTGGCTCCTTGCGGAGATGAAGGCAGCAAAGGCGTCCGATGGTGGCCGCGGCATGATCAAGAACCGCAAGGCGCTTGACGTAAGCAAC